ATTATCACCTGCTGCCGTGGATTGCCATGAAGACAGTCGACGGCGGGGTGGTGCCGTGGCTGGCCAGCCAGACAGACGTGTTGGCAGAAGATTGGGCGCTTTATAACGAGAATGGAGAGTAAATCATGGGCACTATTATCAAGCTGGAAAAGCCAGAGACTAAAGCCGAAGACGTTAACAGCGACGCATTGCCAAGCGCTGACGAACCGTTAGAGGTTTGGGAGTGTCAGTGCGGCTGTCGCCTGTTCTATCTGACCAAGCACGGCCACTTGTGTTCAGAGTGCGACACGTTACAGGTATACGGTTAACGGGGTATTGATCGTGGATGCCGCACAAACGCAAGCTGTCGTTGAAATACCGCCAAAGTTAATCCCGGTCTTTACCGGCGAGGCTGACGTGCGTGGGGCGTATGGAGGTCGTGGATCTGCAAAGACCATGACCTTCGCCAAAATGACGGCGATTCGCGCCTATATGTGGGATCAGGCAGGCCGCGAAGGCGTCATTGTGTGCGGTCGAGAATTTTTGAACTCGATTGATGATTCCAGTCTGGCCGAAGTTAAAGCCGCAATTGAGTCTGAGCCGTGGCTGGCGCCGCATTTCGATATTGGTGAGAAGTACATTCGCACCAAGAGCAAGCGGATTGCCTACAAGTTTTCTGGTATGGACAAGCGCACTATCATGTCGCTCAAGTCCAAGGCGAAGATCCTGCTGCTGTGGGCAGACGAAGCCGAACCGATTACCGACAAGGCGTGGGATATCGTAATACCGACGCTGCGCCAAGAAGATAGTGAGTTGTGGGTTACCTGGAACCCTGCGCGTAAGTCCAGCGCGACTGATCGGCGCTTTCGTCAGGTCAAAGACCCACGATTCAAAGTGGTGGAAATGAACTGGCGGGACAATCCGAAGTTTCCGGCCATCCTTGAGCGGCAAAGACTACGCTGGCTAGAGACTGATCCCGATGGCTATGACCACGTGTGGGAAGGCGCTTATGCCACGGCTGTGAAGGGCGCATACTTCACGAAGCAATTGAGCGCCATGAAGCGCGAGGGACGCATTGGCCGCGTGGCGGCTGACCCGAATATGAAGCGCCGCTTGTTTGTGGACATTGGCGGTACCGGCGTAAATGCCGATGCCTTCACCATGTGGGGCGCACAGTTCATTGGCCGCGAAGTGCGTACGCTGAACTATTACGAACAGGTTGGGCAAGAGGTCGGGCACCATCTTGGCTGGATGCGTGAGAACGGCTACCAATCGGACAATACTGAAATCTTCCTGCCGCATGATGGCGCGACCCATGACAAGGTGTTTAACGTCAGTTACCAGTCGGCGTTTGAGAGTGCAGGTTACTCAGTGACCGTTGTGCCAAATCAGGGGCGTGGCGCAGCAATGGCGCGTGTCAATGCCGCCCGCCGCATCTTTCCAAGCGTCTGGATGAATGAGGAAACCACTACCCCCGGCGTTGAGGCTTTGGGCTGGTATCACGAAAAATGGGATGACGAGCGAGATATCGGGCTTGGTCCCGAGCATGACTGGGCGTCTCATGGATCAGATGCCTTTGGTCTGATGGCGATTGTGGCTGAGGATGCGATGCGCCCAGGGCAGGGTATTAACCGGTCTGGCAATGGCGGTCTTGCCCGTCGCCGTCGATCAGGGATGGCTGTATAGATCAGCGCAATCGGCTGTTTGTCGTGGCAAGCATGGCATTTTTGCGGAAATTTTCGACGATTCGGGGTTTCCGTGGGCGCATCAATCGACATCAGTAAAGCGCATTTGACCCGCCAGCATGGCGACATTCTGGTTATTTTCTCTTGGGTCAATGACGAACGGGCGATGATTCTCTTGCCGATGTACCGGCAGAAAGCGCCGTGGTACATCGTGCTGGAGTCCGCAGCATTCAAATATGACGACGTGCGCTATCTGGCACGCCAATGTCCGGTTGCCTGCAACGTGCTGGGCATTGAACCCAATACCGCCAACTGGTCACGCATTGCCAGCATCATCAATGAAGGCTTACCTGATCTGATTCGGATGCCAACGGAACCAGCCAAGGAATTCCACAAGACCAATTTTGGCGAACTCATGCTGAAGGCAAACGGCAAAGTCGTTGCCAGCGAGTCCATCAAGATCGAGAAGGATGGCGCAAGCTATGGCTGAATTTGATATTCGCCCGAACCATAACGCACCGGGTGATGACTATTACCGTCGTCAGGCTGAATCGGCAGGGATGACGGAAGAGAATCCTGAAGTCGACCCACTGGAAAGCCAGGGCGCTAAGGATACGCATCGCCAGTTGCTGGAATGGTTCTACTACGAGCGCGAAAAGCAATCGTTAAACCGTCTGGAAATGGCAATGGATGCCGACTTCTACGACAACATGCAGTGGGACCCAGACGACATCATGGCGCTGAATGAGCGCGGACAGATGCCGCTGGTGTACAACGAAATCGCCCCGATGGTGGACTGGCTAATTGGCACTGAGCGCCGCAGCCGCGTTGACTGGAAAGTGTTGCCGCGCACCGAAGACGATGTGCAGCTGGCCGACGTGAAAACCAAGGTGATGAAGTACGTCTCCGATGTTAACCGCTGCACCTTTGAGCGCTCACGCGCCTTTGCTGATGCGGTAAAGGTAGGCATTGGCTGGCTGGATGACGGGGTGCGGGATGACCCGACACAGGACATCATCTATTCTAAGCATGAAGACTGGCGCAATGTGCTGTGGGATTCATCGTGCTATGCCTACGATTTGTCTGATGCCCGTTATATCTTCCGCTGGAAGTGGGTTGATGAAGACGTGGCGCTGGCTATGTTCCCGAATCGCCAATCCCAGATTCGTTCGGGTGTGGAAGAGGCGACCCAATACCAGGCCGACGGCTGGGAAGAGGATACGTGGCGCACGCCAACGGATGCCCAATCAGTACGCAGCGGCTTTATCTACGCAACGGGCGTGGGCACACTGGCAGATGCCAAGCGCCGCCGTATTCGCCTGATTGAAGGCCAGTACCGCAAGCCGGTGCGCGTCAAGATCGTATCCGATGGCCCGATGCGCGGTGCCATTCTTGGGGATCGTGACGCTGGCCTGATTCAAGCGCTGACCGACAACGGGCATTCCATCGTTGAAAAGGTGATGATGCGGGTGCATTGGGTGGTCTTTACCGAGGCAAACCTGCTGGGCATGGGCGAAAGTGTCTTGCGTCATAACCGGTTTAGCCTGACGCCGATCTGGTGTTACCGCCGTGGCCGTGACCGCCTGCCGTATGGCGTGATTCGCCGTGTGCGCGATATGCAGATGGATCTGAACAAGCGCGCTTCCAAAGCCCTGTTCATGCTCAACACGAACCAGATCATCGCAGACGCCGATGCGGTAGATGACTGGAACGAAGCCCGTGATGAGGCAGATCGCCCCGACGGCATGATCAAGAAAAAGCGCGGCAGTGACTTTTTGATTCGCCGCGATACCGATGCCGCCACCGGCCAGATCCAGATGATGACACTGGCTGCGAACAGCATCCAGAAAGCGGCTGGGGTCTCGAACGAGAATCTGGGGCGCCAGACCAATGCCGTCTCCGGCGAAGCCATCAAGGCCCGTCAGCTTCAGGGCAGCGTTGTTACGACTGAGCCTTTTGATAACCTGCGTTTAGCCGTTCAGATTCAGGGTGAGAAGCAGTTAAGCCTGGTTGAACAGTTCTATACCGAAGAGAAGGTGATTCGGTTATCGGGCGAGAAAGGCCGCATTGAGTGGGTCAATATCAACCAGCCGGAAATGCAGCCGGATGGATCGGTGCGGTTCCTCAACGACATTACCGCCAGCCAAGCGGACTTTGTGGTGTCTGAGCAGGATTATGCAGGCACCTTACGGCAGGTCATGTTTGATAGCCTGAATGGCTTGGCCAGCCGTCTGCCGCCAGAAGTGGCGCTGCGTCTCATGGTCATTTCGATGGAGTTTTCCGATCTGCCGAATAAGGATCTGATCGCTGATCAGATTCGCCAGCTGACCGGCCAGCGTGACCCAGGCAAGCCGATGACGCCAGAGGAAGCCGCTGAGCAACAGCGCCAGATGCAGATGCAGGCCGAGTCGATGGAGATTCAACGCCAGACGGCACTGAATGCACTGGAAGAACAGCGCGCCAAGATCCGCGAGATCAATGCCCGTGCTACCAAGTTTGAGAGCGAGGCCGGTGGCGCTGATGGTACGGCGGGTAATCAGGCGCTGGTCAGCCAGATCCGCAGTCAAGCCGATAGCGCCCTAGAACGCGTGACCGAACAGCTACGTGCCGCACAGTCTGAACTGGCTGACCGTACGCTGGCATTAAAGCGTGACAGCGATACCAAGCTAGAGATTGCACGTATCAACGCTGATACCAAGGAACGCATTGCCGAGATTGCCGCCAATAGCAACAAGACGCTGGAATCGCTGCAAGCCCGTATTGATGCACTGGGTCGTGGCGCTGCGCCTGAACCGGCAGCGCTGCCTATGCCGACGCCTGAGCCTATGCCTGTGCCTGTGCCTATGCCTATGCCTGTGCCTGTGCCTGCGGCTGTAGCGCCTGAAGATATTACGACTGCGCCCATGACCGGCCAGGAATCCTAACCACGGAAAACGGTCACCATCATGGGAACTGAAAACAGCAGCAACGAAATACACGCGCAGATGTCGCGTCTGGAAACGCAACTGGTGTCTCTGACGGAGAAGGTCGAAGACATCAAGGTGAGCGTGACCCAGATTGCCAAGCTGGATAAAACCATTGCAGAGGTTGTAATCCACAATGGCCACGCCCGTGAAAACATTGAAACGCTGTGGCGTCAGGTTGAAGAAATCAAGAACCGTGTCGAGCATACGAATACCCGTATCACGACGGTTGAGACTGAGACCAACGAAAACATCAATAAGGCCAAGGGCGCGGGCTGGGCTTTCGGCATTATGTTTGGCGTGATTCAGGTGCTGGTCGTGGCGTCTGTTGTTTGGGTATTTAGCAACGTGCAGGAAGGCATCATCGCCAACCGTATCCAGAACGATCAACTTCAGCGCCTGGATGTGACGGTGAAAGAGCTGGTCATTCGGGGGGCAAAGTGAAGCTGTACGACAACTGGCGTGAGATTGTCCGCCGGTCGTGGAGCCTGCGCTTCATCATCATTGCCGCCGTGTTATCCGGCTGTGAGATTGCCTTGCCGCTGATGGGTGACTACTTCGCCACAGGCCTATTTGCTGCGCTGTCCTTTGTCTTTACGGCATCGGCCTTTGTTGCCCGCCTGGTGGCGCAACGGGGAATCTGATGGAACAGGCTGCCGACAAACTCAAACGATGGAAGGCCGCTGCCGCGATTGCCACGGCTATTGCTATACCAGCAGAAGGGTTGCGCCAATATGCCTACTATGACCCCCCTGGAATCCTCACTGTTTGCTACGGTTCGACAACACAGGTGCAGAAGGGTAAGAAATACAGCCTGGATGAATGCCGAGAGCGGCTGGATAACGACATGCTCAATGCCATTAGCACTGTCGATCGTTGTGTTCCAGGGCTACCTGATCATGTGCTTGCTGCCTTTGGTGATGCGGTCTACAACATCGGGCCGCGTATTGCCTGCGATACCAGCCGGTCAACCGCCGCCCGGCTGCTGAAGGCTGGAAGGCTGAAAGAGGCCTGCAAAGAGCTGCCCAAGTGGTCTCGCGCCACAGTTGGCGGAACGTCAGTTCAGTTGCCTGGCTTGGTTAAGCGACGCCGCGCAGAGATGGATCTTTGTTTGGGCGGAGAAAATCAATGATTGCTCTTTGTTACAAATACGCCTTTAGGCTTGGTCAGGGCTTCTTTGATGTCCAACCCTTTGCTCAAGCGAAGCCTGAGAAGCGAAACGGACATTCCGTACTCTCTGGCCCATTCAGAAAGGCATTGTGTCTTTCCGAAGCACTCAATGAGCCGCTGGCCGGTTTTTATCGCTCTATTGCCAAGTTTTGGAGCGGTGGAAAGAGCTTGGTCAACGCTCCACCCCTGTCTTATTCTCCAAGCCAAGAGGCTCGGTGCAATTCCTATTTCTCTTGCCCATGCGCTGGCGTGTTGGGTTTTGCCATTGAACGTAATGACAACATTGCTAGATATGTTGGCCTGTTGCTCTCCAACAAAAGACCATCTGCAATTAGATGGGGTATAGCCTTGCGTTCCATCAATCCGGTCAATTGTCGTTCCGTCAGGACGCTCTCCCATGTCCTGCAAAAAATTTTCAAACGACTCTCTCCATCTATCGCATACAAAAATCCCCTTTCCGCCGTAGGAAGGGTACTTCGGATGATTTTCTCTGTGACACCTAGAAATCATGTTTTGGTAAGAAACGTATGTCGGGCTTTGAGTGAATTTCGTCGTATGGCCGTGCTTGATCTTCATGGATACTCCATTGCGTGCCGTGAGTTAATTATAGGTACAAAGCGACGGTATTTCAAGGCCAATGTCGGCGGACGCATGGTTGCGCTGCCAGGTCTTACCACGCGCCGCGCTGCGGAAATGACGGTCTGTCTGGGAGATAACTATGCCAACCCTTAACCCGTGGGTCATCTTAGGGGCGGTGCTAACCGCCATTGGTTTGGTCTTTGGCGGCTACGCCTGGGGCGATAGCGCCCGAAATACCGCATGGCTGGCCAAGACAGAAAAGGATAGTCGTATTGCTGTCGAAGAAGCCCTGACCTTAGAGCGTCAACAACAAGGAGTTGTGAATGAAGCCATCCGCCAACAGTCTGCCAGTCTGGCATCTATCAATACTCGCCTGCGTGCTGATGTTATCAGCCTGCGCAACCGCGTCGAGCGTGCCAGTGCAGCGGGTCAGCCCGCCCGATCTGGCTGCGCGGGTGCCACTGGGGCAGAGCTTTCAAGACCAGATGCAGAGTTTCTTGTCGGGGAAGCTGCCCGAGCCGACAGCATCCGTGCAGGACTCGCTACCTGTTACCAAGTAATCGACGGACTTCAGCCGCGTTAGTCGTGGCAAGCATGGCAATTTGCCGACTGCTAAGCACTCAACCATTTAGGAGCCGCATCATGGCAAAAACCCCATCTGCTAACGCAACGATTAAAGACGACGAAAAGTGGCGCGTTGAGAGCGACCTGCGCACGCTGATTGAAGCCGAGTCGATTAAGAACGACCCGAAGCGCTATGCCAAAGTCCAGGCGCTGGCCAAAGAACGCATGACCGAAGTTGCCAAAGTGGCATCGAAAGACGACTGATTTTTAACCCGCAAGAAAGGAAGCGCGCATGAGTACGCTCAATGCAGAAGCACTTGATACCCTGACCCCCGAAGAACGCGAAGCCATTGAAGGCTCGGATTATTCGGAGGCAGAGTTGGCTGCAATGAAGGGCATTGCCGGAGACGATGACGGCGATGATGAAGATGATGATGGCGGTGACGACAACGGTGACGGCGCTGCTGCTGCCGCTGCCGCTGCTGCTGCCAGCACGGGCAGTGATGATGCCGCTGGTAAAGGTGGCGCCGGTGCCGATAGCCAAGGTGGCCCCGACGATACCGGCGTAGACGCTGATGTTGCCGCAGCCAAGGCCGCAAAGCAGGCCGAAGCAGACCGTCTGGCAGAACAGGAAGCTGCTGCCAAGCGCACCAATAGCAACTTCAACTATAACTTTGAACTGCCAGCAGACTTTCAAGACCGCCTAACTGCGCTGAATACCCGCGAGTCAGAGTTGAAACAGAAGTTCCGCGATGGCGAGTTGGAGTTTGACGAGTTTGAAGCGCAGCGTGAATTGCTGTTTGGTGAGCGCAGCGAATTGAATGCGATGCGTATCAAGTCGGAGATCTCTACCGAAACGCGCACCCAATCAGCTGATTACCAGTGGGGTCAAGCAGTAAGCGGATTCATTGACTGGGCAAGCAAGCTGCCGGAAGACGGTGGCCGTATTGACTACGCCAAGGATAGCGAGAAGGCAGCGGATCTGGATAGCTTTGTAAAGACGCTGGCAAGCAACCCTGCCAACGAACACAAAGACATGCGCTGGTTCCTTGACCAAGCCCACAAGCGCGTTCTGGCGCTGCATGATCTGGCACCAGCGAAAGCGGCACCAGCGGCAACGTCAGCCCCAGCCCCAACAGGGAACGA